TTTTGTTGTGTTACGTTCCGTTGTGTTGAGTTGAGTTCTTTTTTTTGAAAGGGGCATGCATGAAAACTGTCAAGCACAAAGTATCTGAGCTGGTGTTCGACTTCGACATCTACGTCCGCAAGACAGTCAACAGCCAGCGGGTCGCGTACATGGTCGCAGCGTTGGAAGCGGGTGGGGAATTCCCGCCCGTCGTGATCGACATAAAGTCAAAACGCATCGTCGATGGCTTCCACCGGGTACGCTCGCACACTCGATACTACGGCGACGACTACGAAATTGACTGCGTCGAGAAACGCTACAAGAATGACGAAGAGATGTTTCTGGATTCGGTACGCCTCAACGCCAAGCACGGGCTGGCGATGGACAAAGCAGACCGTACTCGCTGTCTGATACTCGCAGAGAAGTTCAAAATTTCGGTCGCGGACATCGCGGTGGCGATGGAGATGACGGTCGAAGCGGTGACGGAATTGAAGCAGATTCGGGTCGCGGACGTGAAGGTCAACACGTGGAAACAGCCGGTCGCCCTCAAGCGAACGATTCAGCATATGGCGGGCAAGACGTTGACGCAAAAGCAAGTGGAAGCGAATCGTCACCTGAGTGGGATGAGGCCGGTGTTCTATGCCAATCAATTGATCACGCTGATCGAAAACGAGTTGCTGCCCACGGACGATGAGAAGCTGATGCAACGGCTGTCCTACTTGGGCACGCTCATTCGGAAATTGAAAGTGCCGAGTTGAGTTCGGTTTGGTCCAGTTTTGTCTGGTTGGGTCCGGTTTTGTTCAGTCAAGTTAAGTTGAGTTTTGTTTAATGAAAACAAAGCCGATCATCGACCCTGACTTTCGCCGTCGCTGGTCGCTAGAGCATGATCATTGCATGGCCTGCGGGCATGACAGCAAACAGTGGGGCCGCTGGCTCGAAACGCATCATATCATCGGTGGCTGGTCGCGAAGCGACGAGTCAACAAATCTCCTGAGACTGTGCCACCGTTGTCATCAGTTGGCCGAAGGATTGCAAGTCCGTGAGGGCGGCGTCGTGCTGCCGGTGATCACGCTCGGCATGCAATTGTGGCTCAAGCGACTTCGCGACCCCAGTGAGTGGAATCCTGATCGACTTCGCGAGCTGCACGGGTCAGCACTGCCGGAGCTAGAGCCGGTCCCCCAGCTCTTCATCGACGAGTGGAATCGTCGGAAATAGGCTTGTTTTCAAGCGTGGAATCGCCGTTGCAAATTATACCAAAACTGGTATTTTAAAGGAATCTTCCACGGGGATGAGGCATCTAATCTAGTGAAAGAGACACGAAAAGAAAGAAAAAGCGACTGCTGACTGAGTGCTGAGTCAGCCGCTCAGAGGGGGCGAAACCAGCCCATTAACCGAAGAGCCACTACAACTCGTCAGCGGTCGCATAGACGAAAGGAAAAAGAACAAATGACTAGAAAGCATTTCAAAGCGTTAGCCGCGATGGTCGCGGGTCTTGAGGGTCGAGTCAGTGAAGTCGACCGGCGCCTGTTCTGCAAAGAGCTAAGCGACGTATGCAAGGGCTTCAACGGGCAGTTCAAGCGTGAGACGTTCAAGCGTGCGTGCAATGTCGAAGATGAGAAAGACGACTTGTACGTGCGAAACGGCGAGCCGCGAGTACGCTGCTGCGACGAAGTGGAAGCGGAGCGTTACGAGAATCCGAGCGTGGACCGCTAACGCCCGAATCAGAACAAAATCTGAGCGACTTCTGCCAAAGTCAATCAGCCCCAAACGCTCGCGGCGGCAGCCGCGTCGGTGAGCAAGCGACATAGGGGAAGTCGAGATGCAGGTGGAGAAATCAACAGCCGCGTGGGACGCGGACGCCTGCACCCTCGACACGATAATGCGACCTGCACGAGCAGCCGGTCCCAAGTCCGGAGAAACGCAGAGGGAGAAAGTTGAGATCACTATGTATTCACAAGAATCAGCCGTACGTGCGTTGAAGCGACAGGCTCGCCATGCTCGTGAGCTGGCCGAGCAGTTAGAACGAAACGCCGAGCGTATCGAGAAAAATGGCGAGATGGAAGTGCCGTTGCCCGATCTATTTCGGTGGTCGATCAATGACATCGAAAACTTCGTTCGCAACGCGAATTTCGCAAGTCTCGCGATTGCGTACGCGGAGTTGAAAGCGGACCACGAGCACGAGATGACGTGCGATGGTTGCGAACGCTACCCACACAAAAAGAAAGGGAGTGCAGTATGAGTAAAAAGCGAAAAGGCGGCTTGACGTTCGAAATTATCAATGAAGAGAAGCAACTGCTTTCTCTTGTCGGCAAGAAGATCACCGGCATTTGCCGCGACCGTTCGCTTCGACAATTCGGGCTTGAATTCGACGACGGCAGCGTTGCGTGGATTCAACGAGACGAAGAGGGCAACGGCCCCGGCTACTTGAACATTGAGAAGTGACAGCCGAGCCAGTTAGTGATTTTTCACTAACTGGCTTTTCGCCGTTGCTAGTGATACCAGCACTGGTATAATCAAAGAAGAAAGGTGGATTTTTTATGAGCGATGTATTGAAGATGAAATTGCAACGTGATCACGCGAGCGTCGCCGGACTTCGTCGGCGGCACAGCGTGTGGCAAGTCAGTCCCCCACTGGGGACGGGCGAGTCAGATCGGCATTTCGATGAGCGGCAGCCAGCGATTGACTGGATTGTCAGTCACGGCTGGGGCGTTCACGAGACGAAGTAAGGAGGGGGAACTATGGCAAGAGTCAAGATGAAGGGCAGCTACTTAACTCTCAAGGCAGTCGATCTTGCGAGCGAGTTTGTCAAAGCGTGGAACACGTGCTGGGCACGAAGGAGCAAGCCGTGGCTTGTTGCGAACGACGTGGAGCGACAAGTGCGATTGCAGCTCGCGAAGCAGATCGACCCGTCGTACAAGGGCGACGGCGGCTGGTGCGGCTTGCAGATCATGGGACTGAAAAACAAGACGCTGCTTGAGGATGTACGTGAGTGGCTACAAAGGCGAGTCAGCTTTTGTGGGCTTCGCGCCGATCATCCGACTGGCAATACGCATTGGAAAGCGAATGGGATTCGCTATCGTCCACGCAGCGTGGACTTGACGCCGGAAGAGAAAGCGGCGGCAGTGATTACGCAAGAGGAGCGGCGGCGTCGAAAACGCATTGTGCACTATCGCGACAACGGGGTCTATGCTTGCATGCCGAAGCGACAGGTCCCTAGCGATCACTTGCACTATGGGCGGCGGGGTGGTCGCATGAAGGTCATTCGTGCGACTGACGACCCTCGCAGCATTACTTGCAAGGCGTGTCTGCGTTGTCGACCGGACATGGCCGTGGCTCAAAAGCTGATGGCTGGCTCGGTTCAGCAAAAGGAGGACTCTTGAAAAAGAAAGCGAAGCCGAACCCGCTCACGTTTGATGAGCGGGCGATTCGGAAATTTTTGAAGCACGTACACGAGACGGGCTGTAGACGCAGCGAAATCCATGAGGACTTTTCTCCAGCGGACTTCGCAGCGGGTGCGGGCTGTCTCTTGTCGTTTTGTAAACGCCTCGACTTGATGCCAGCGACGTGGTTCTTTGGCATGATGCTCGCAGGCCAAAACCCATTTTCAGAGAAAGGAGAATAGCGATGCCACTGTGTCAATTTTGCAGCAAGGGATTTGAACACTCGCGGGGGCTGAAACTGCACGAGCCGTACTGTGAGCAGAATCCGAATCGGCTTACAGCGAAGTGCAAGCAGTGCGGCAGGGAGTTTGCGAATCCGCAAGCAGTGTCGGCACACACTCGACACGCTCACCGGCCAAGCAACAAGATCACGCTGCCGAAAGCGAAACGCAAGACGACGAAGCCGGGGCCTAAGCCCGGATTCGAGCAGTCAGCAAACGGCGTGCCGACGTTGACATTCTGCCCGTGCTGCGGGACGAATCTCAAGTTAATCGCCGCTGCGATGCAAGCGGTCGGAGGGCTGCAATGACGATTCCACGCCGAGTGAATTTCTTGGAGAACACCGACGACTTGCAAGTGCTGATCTTGGGGCGGCTCGGTTTCTCGACGGACTTCATCGTCAAGAAAACCGGGCTGTCTGAGGGGCAAGTGATCTATCGACTTGCCAAAGGGCACACTCGTCGGCTCGACTATCGAAACGGAGAGAGCGAAGAGGCCACGGTCGTCTTGCATGCCGTCCAGAAGAGCGTGGCCTACGGACTGCGAAGCGAGCTGGACGGCAAGAAAATGGAGAATGAAAAATGAAGAAAGCAACTGTACGAGTCGGCACCATCTATCGGGGTGTGCAAGTGGTGCGGGCGACGCACCGGAAGGGGGTGGCAATGAAACATCTAATGCTGGCGGCTGGTCTTTTTCTTTGGTGCAGCTCGGCTCACGGGCAATACCCGTGTCCGGCCAGAGCAGCGAGCTATCCGGCAGTCATGCAACGAAACATCTATCGGCAGCTGTACGCTGAGCGACTGCGGCAGCTATACGCCGAGCAGATTTACTATGCTTCTCTGTCGGCACAGGCCGATAGAGATTGGGACCGGCTGAAACGCAAGTACAAGCAGCCGACAGAAGAGCGAGCACTGAGAGCAGAAAGGAGTGTGGGAAAATGAAGCACAAGTATTTGACGCCGCTGGACATTCCAGCGAATCGAATCGGGGAGTACGAAATTGTTCATGAAGTGAAGCCGCCCGGCACGAAGATGATGTTCGGCAATATGCGTACGGCCTTCTTCGGACAGAAAGTCAAGAAGAGCAGCGTGGAGTATCCATTCCCGACGACGTGGCATCAGCTCACGCACCATGGCGGGCGCCTGATGAGCGACTGGCCGATTGAGCAACGCCAGATCGACGAGAATTTGAAGGGCATGCGGGGCAGCGTGCTCGTCGGCGGGCTGGGGCTGGGCTATGCGGCCACAGTGCTCTTGCAACGCCGAAGCGTGTCGCGAGTCACGGTGGTAGAGATTGCCCCGGAAGTGATCGAACTGGTCAAGCCGTTTACGAAAGACCCAAACAAAAAGCTGACGGTCGTCCACGCGGACGTACTCGACTGGTTCAAGAGCTACAAGGGCGAGCAGTTTGATCATGCGTTCTTCGACATCTGGTCGTCTGACGGCGAGGGCACGTTCTTCGAGACGGTCTGCCCGCTGTACGACTTGTCGAAGGGCAAAGTGGAGCACTCGCCCGTGAACTGGAATGAGGACATCATGCGGGGGCAGCTCTATCACGGGTTGACCAGTCGCATGTTGTTCTCTAAGCCTGGGGCGTTCGAGCACTTGAAAGTCAAGCCGCCGATGATGCAGCCGTGGGAGAAGATCGACGGGCCGTGGGACACGATCTTCCACAATTGGGCTGTGCCGTTCTTTCAATGGTGGAAAGAGACGCAGCCCAACGACGAGTTGGCCGGTAAAGCGGCGAGCTATTACGCGAGCAACTACGGGAAGTGGAACTGGACTGAGTATTGGGACGCTTGGAAAGACTTGTTCGGTCAGAAGGAGAGCAAATGAATGACGAAAGAGATCGGCGTTTAACAATTGTGTTGGGTGTCTGGTCGGCAGCGGTTGCGGCGATGTTGGCAGCGGGCGTGTTCGTCGTGCTGGTTGGTTTAATTGCGTGGCGTGCGACGGAGCGACGCCCATCAGTCAAGCCCGACGTTCCAGAGAACAAAGAAAGACCGTTTTTTGACAGGGTCGCAGCGTTGCGTGACGGTATGAGTTTCAAAGAAGTCGAGGAGGAGATGGGCACACGCGGGACCTTCTTTGAAGCACAGCTTAATAAGGAAATCTATTTCTGGTTCAGCAAAGGGGACTACGTGAAAATCACGTTCTGGAATGGTCGGCTTATCAGGAAAGAAACGAAGGAAGAGATGAACGAGCAGATACGCGAGCAGGAACGCAAGCGTGATCGTGCTGAGCGTGTGCGTGAGCGTGAACTCGAACATTTGGAGCGTGAACGTGCCAAACGCGAACTCGAAGGTCTTGTCGAGCGTGAACGGCTGCATGCACCCCCGCCACCGCAACCGATGCCGTTTCAACAGCCGCTACTGCCGAATCATGCACCGGCTCGTCGTAAGCCAGAATACCGCGTGCCGCATGGCAATGGGTTTGTCAATCCGGTGGAAGAAACAGAACGGTTAAAAAAGAAACAGCTTGAGGAGGATGGCAAATGAAAACACGCAAAGAATTCGGGTTCAAGCGAACGGTCTGTGCGTGTTCGACGTGCAAGATTCCGTGCCATTTCATGCCGGGGTTTCTCGTGCCGCAAGACTTGGAGCGAATGCGGCAGAAAATTGCCCCGAAGCTGACGTTGGAAGAATTTGGCGAGAAGTTCCTGCGGGCCTCCCCAGGCGCCTTGGTGGCGAAAGACGGCCAGCCGTTCCGTATCCCGACGCTCGTGCCGAAACGCGACGCGAGCGGGGGGTGCTACTTTTTGGGCATTGACGAGCGTTGCACGATTCACGCTGCTGCCCCGTTCGGCTGTGCGTTCTTTGATTCGCACGATTCAGACGGCGATTGGCAGCGACGCTCGCGGGCGGGGCTGAACGCTATCGTTCAGGACATTCAAACAAGAGGGCCGTATATCCGACTGCACGAGCACTTGAAGTCGAAGGGGCTGACAGCACCGGGGCCGGAGCAGTGTCGAGCGAGACGCGAGAGGGAGGGATACTGATGAATGCGCTGGCAAATCGCTACCACCGGAGGTATAATGCGGCCATGAAACAGAAACAGATTTTCTTGCGTTTCACCGAAGCGGACTTGCAGGCGATTGGCAAGCTGCGGCTGCACAAGCAGCAGCCGATCAGCAATATCGTCCGTGATGCGGTGATCGACGTGGCTGCGAATCTCGACGGCAAGCGAGTCAGACTGGACGACGGGGAAGTGGCTCACGAAATGACCATCAAGGTCGAGCCGAAATCATTTACGTGGATGGGTTTTCTGGATGCTTTGCGGCGAATCCAGAAGGCCCGCGACTTATCACAGCCGCAAGCAGTACGATTTGCATTACATGCGAAAGTGAGGCAGATAAGTGAGTGACCGATGTGGATTTTGCGATGTAGTTATCACGCCTGAGCATAACGCAGTGCAAGACTTCGATTTTGCACCTGGCGTCTATTGTTCTAAGAAGTGCCACGATCAGGCTGTCGAGCAAGAAGCCGACGCAAGGGCGGGGCGTGCAGCAGAGTGGAATTATCGACGTTACTTGGAGCACGGCGGCAGGCCGTCGAGCTACTGATGACGAAAACATCACGAGCCGCCCTTCTGCGGCGGCTCAAACAATCTGAGAAATCATTTCAACGCCAAGTGATCGACTTGGCGCATCTGCACGGCTGGACTGTCGCTCATTTTCGACCGGCGATGGACAGAGACGGCAGATGGAAAACGCCGGTGCAGGCTGACGGGGCTGGCTTCCCCGACCTCGTGCTCGTGCGACCGCCACGCATCATTTTTGTCGAACTCAAGCGTGACGGAGCGAAGCTGACCGATTTGCAAAACAAGTGGGCGGACATGCTCTTGGCGTGCTGCGAGCGAGGGAACGTGGACTATTTTCTCTGGCGTCCGAACATTTGGGACAACATCGTGGCGACGTTGAGTAAAGCGACGCTGAGTTTGTGAAAAATCACTAACTGAGGCCGTCATGGACAAATGTCGTTCGTGCGGGGCCGAAATCATTTGGGTCAAGATGCAGAGCGGGCGTAATAATCCGCTCGATGCTAAGCCCACGGACAAGGGCAACATCGACGTACGCGACGGCGTCGGCTACGTTATCAGCAAGAAGCAGCGAGTCATGTTTGTGTCGCCGCTCTATCAAACGCACTTCGCAACGTGCCCACATGCACGCGAATGGAGATGGAGGGAAGATGGCGAAAACGAAAGCGAGCACGCCGGGGCTGAGGCTTGAGTACATGGACCCTGCTCAGCTCCATGAGAACCCGCTGAACTGGCGTCTGCACCCGACCTTGCAGCAAGAGGCCTTGCAAGCGATGATCGACGAAGTCGGGTGGGCGGGGGCAGCTCTGTACAATGAAGCGACCGGGCACTTGATCGACGGCCACTTGCGGAAGAAAGTCGGCAAGGGCAAGATTCCGGTGCTGATTGGCCACTGGACGTTGGAACAAGAGCGAAAGATACTGGCGACGCTGGACCCGCTGACGGGCATGGCACAGATCGAAGCCACGAAGCTGAAAGAGCTATTAGATTCGTTTCAAGCGGACGGGGTGGTAGAAACGCTTTTGAAGAAGCTGGCGTATGACGCGGGCATTGCCCCGCCCGACTTCATGCCCTCCCCACTGGATGAGCAAGGACGGCTCGATGAAAAAGCCAAAGTCACCTGTCCTCAGTGCGGCACACAGTTTAGCCCCTGAACTTCGGCTCGACTGGTGCGACCACGAGGCTGCAAAGTATGCCTGTCTCAAGTGGCATTACGCAAAGTCAATGCCGACCCCGCCTTACGTACGCATCGGCGTATGGGAGAACAAGCAATTTATCGGCTGCGTGTTGTTCTCTCGCGGTGCAGGAGCTAACTGTGCCAAGCCATTCGGCCTTGAGCAAGTCGACGTGGCCGAGATCACCCGCATTGCCCTGCGGGAACATTCCGCCCCAGTTTCAAGAATCATTTCCATCGCGGTCAAAATGTACCGTCGGCAATGCCCCGGCACGAAACTCATCGTGTCGTACGCTGACCCTAACCACAACCACCACGGTGGGATATATCAAGCGAGTGGCTTCATCTTCTTGGGCAAAGCGAACGCGACGACTGAGTACATCTCCCCGGACGGCAGGCAATGGCACAATCGCATGGTCGCGACTTCCGGCAAAAAGAAAGTCTACGGCCAGTATCGAGCCGTCTGGAAACCCGCTCAATGCAAAGCTGTGCGGCTCAAGGGCAAACTCAAATACGTCCTGCCGCTCACTGACGAAATGAGAGCAAAAGTGTTGCCTCTAGCTCAACCATACCCTAAGCGAGAGAAGAGCAATGGCGAAATCAAGTCAATCCAGTCCCAAAAAAAGCAAAGTGATCACGCGAACGGGCAAGTGGAAAGCGACATTCATCGACATTCTCGGCAAGACCGGCAACGTCACGCTCGCCGCCGAAGCAGCGAACGTCGGCACCGACACCGCGTACGCTCATCGAAATGCTGACTCCCCGACGTACGAGCCGGAGTTTGCGAAAGCGTGGCAACGAGCACTTGAGAAGGCGGCGGACATCTTGGAAGCTGAGGCTCGTCGACGCGGGTTCAACGGCTATGACGAGCCGGTGTTTGGCAGCGGTGGACCGGGACAGGGCACGGTGCAAGTCGGCACGGTGCGACGCTATAGCGATACGCTCTTGATCTTTTTGCTCAAAGGGGCACGCCCTGAGAAGTATCGCGACAATTACCACTTGACGCAGAACAATCAGCAGAACAACGTAGTGGTCAACTGGAACGAATTTCTAAAGCTGAGTCGGGGCGTGCTGCCGCCCCCTGATGGCGTCCTCTCAAAGCCTGACGGGAACGGGGAGGTAGTCGAAGGAGACAAAGGTGACGCTGTACTTTGAACGCGACGACATTCTCATCTATCACGCTGACTGTCGCGACGTTGACATTCCGGCTGTCGACGTCGTGGTTATCAGCGACCCTCCATACGGAATAGGATTTGTTAAGGGGGCGAGTGGTGGACGTGGAAATTGGCGTGCTGGGCACGATCATAAGGCATCGCGACATGCTGAAATGATTCTCGCCGACGATGAGCCGTTCGACCCGTCGCCGTGGCTCAAGTATGGCAACGTGCTGCTGTGGGGGGCAAATCATTTTTGCAGACGCCTACCGGATGGCGGACGCTGGCTAGCGTGGAACAAGTTGGAGCATGTTGAATCATTCGACAGTTTTTCAGACGTGGAATTTGCGTGGCACAGCATGGGCAAGGCGTGCCGCATTTTCAACTATTTGTGGAAGGGCGGAGTTGCAACCAGGAAGGGGCCAAGCGACAACAATGGCCGTCGCGATCACCAGAATCAAAAGCCGGTCCCTTTGATGGCATGGTGTATTCAGCAGGCGAACGTCTTGCCGTCTCAAACGATACTTGACCCGTACATGGGCGTCGGCACGACGTTGGTGGCGGCTCAGCTTGGCAACTTCAAGGCGATTGGCATTGAAATCGAAGAACGATATTGTGAAATTGCGGCTCGACGGCTAGAGCAGCCGATGTTCAAGTTTTCGGAGCAGGTCGATGGTGGACTTGGCCAACCTGAAACTCCTCCGTAATCCTTTTGCATTCAAAGAGGTTTTCTGGCCCGACGTGCTTTTCTACGACCGCCAGTGCGAGTGCATTCAATCGGTGGTGGACAATGACGAGACGTACGTTTATGCCGGAAACATGCTCGGCAAGGATTATCAAGCGGGCTTCATTGCGTTATGGTTCTTTCTTGCTCACGATCCTTGCCGCGTCTTGACGACGAGCGTGGCTGACGATCATTTGAGGGTGCTGTGGGACGAGATCGAACGATTTTTGAGAACGGCGAGGCTGCCGCTGTTGGCGACGCAGGGCGGGCCGCTCGTTCGCAACCATCGCGAGATCAGGAAGTATGAAAACGGCGAGTACGTGCAGGGCAGTTACTTGATCGGGGCGGTGTGTCGAGAAAAAGAAAAGATGGCTGGTCATCACGCTCCGTTCACTTTGATTTTGGGCGACGAAGCAAGTGCTATCGACGATGAAATCTACGATTCAGCACAAGGATGGGCACGACGCATGATGTGGTTCGGCAATCCAAACCCGTGTGAAAACTTTTACCGTCGAGCGAGACGGCGTGGGGACGTGCTTCGCAATTCAGTGGGGTTCCACCAGAAGGTCATTCGCATCAAGGCCGAAGATGCTCCCGACGTGCGTCGCGGGATGGGACAAAGGATTTTACCCAACCAAATCCCGCTCGGCGTGCTCACTTACCCGGAGTACCAGAAGCGGCGAGCGACTTGGGACAAGGTGCGGCAATGCGTCGGCCTCGACGGGGACTTTTACGAAGGGGCCGAACTGTTGTTATTCCCTCCCGACTGGCTCAATCGTTGCGAGCAGAAAGCGAGGGAGGCCAAGTATTCCCGTCGCGAGCCGCTGGCGATGGGCATTGACCCAGGGCAGGGCGTGGCGAACACAGCGTGGACGATAGTCGACGAATACGGCATTGTGCTGCAAGAGTCATTTCAAACGCCCAATACGAGCGACGTGACGGCCCGAACGATTGCATTGGGCAAAGAGTACGACATTCCGGCTGATCATTGGGTATTCGATGCAGGGGGCGGGGGCAAGCAGCATGCCGACCGGCTGCGTGATCAGGGTTACAACGTCAGGACGATTTACTTCGGGGAGACAATGACGCCCGAAGTCCGTCGCTACTTGCGGCAGTTTCGCCGGTACACGAAGCGACTGGACGAGCGGGAGCTGCGGCAAGCGTACAAAAACCGGCGGGCACAGATGTACGGCGAGTTGTCCTTGCTATGCGACCCTGACTTGAATCCAGACGGGTTCGCCATCCCCGAAGAACTGATGGAGCTGCGACGCCAACTGGCGGTCATGCCGAAGCTGTACGACGAAGAGGGCAGGCTGTATCTGCCGCCGAAGGATCGAAAGCTAGGGGACGAGCCGAACCTGCAAAAGAAAACTCTTGTCGAGTTGATCGGCAAGTCGCCCGATGAAGCCGACTCGCTCGTGCTGGCGGTGCACGGCATGCTACACGAACCGAAGCCGAGCGTCGCCGGACCGGTGGGAGCGAGGGCATGAGTTTGTGAAAAATCACTAACTGAGGGGCAAAATGAGCGAGCCGATTGAATTCCACCGCACGCAACTGGCAGTCCCGTTCAGGCCGTTCACGGTGGACGACGTGCACAAGTTCACGGGCTGCGATTTGAAGCTGGTCGCGTTTTGGTACGAGAATCTGCCCATTGCTTACAAGAGCGAGGCCGGATTCAAAGACGGCATGGACTACATGGGAGCGTTCGGTGTATTCTGCGGCTGGCGTTGGTGGGAAGAGGCAGCTGGAGCGGAGCGGTCGTCGATGGTGGTCAACTTTCTCGCTCACGTGAAGCAGGAAGAATTAGAGAAGCACTTAGAACACGGCTTGGCGTTCCCCGCCTTTATGCCGGACGAGAACGGAGTGAAATTGGGGATGTTTGTTGAAGTGCCAGATCGACCGTTGGGCCGGAAGCTGGATTTGCGGATGCTTTACGGCGAATTCAAGAAGCGGCTAAAAGATTGGGAAGTGAGCACGCATGGCTGAGGAGATTTACGCACTGTGGGATGACGTGGTCTATTCGATGCCGTTCCTTTATCCGTGGCCACCGAAGGAGACTAAAGCGATGCCGGACGTACCCCTCTACTTGACGGCGGGACAGTTATCGGTCAAGCTGAGCGAGATCGGGCCGCTCGACGTGAAGAACATGCCGGTGTTAGCTATCGACAGAGACGGAAAGTTTTTGGGCGTGCTCAGCGTCGGCGTTATCGAAGGGCATGCATTCATCACGCTCGCCCCGTACAAGGCGTGGCCCGAATAAAGAGATCAGCAATGCCGCTGACGTGGAGGGAGCCGTGCAGCGGCGTCCGCGTCACTATGTGTCGGGGGCCTACCGAACCCATCCCGAAGGGCGACCCGGCGACGATTACGAATTAGACGAGGTCGAATTCATGTTGGCGATGGACAAATTGCAACGGCGATTGGGCCGCAAGATTGCAGCGAGCGACCCTTTGATCTTGCACGTGGCGACCGGTTTAGGGTATAGGCAATCTCATAAATGCCGGGGAGCAACTGGCGGCAGGGTTTTACTCACTTATCCCTGCCACCACGACGGCCAGTTTGATCCCCGGCGCCAAACAATCAGGGACGTATGAGTGAGCGGCTAAAACGAATCAAAAAAGTGGTCAGTGCAGACGCACCCAAGCGGAAGGTGGCGGGGCCGGTCGGCCCTGTGACGTTCGAGCAGTTGGCAGAGCTAGCTCGTTTGCGGGAGCTGCGACGGCACGCGATGCTTGAAGCGGGCGGGGCTGATTATCAGGGGCTTGAGACTTTTCGACGGGCCATGTTCGCGACGGGTCGTATACTGAAATGAATCGCTCTTTTGTGAAAGGAATCGCAAATGCTAGTCTTGACACGGGGGCCGGACGACAGACTGGTCATCAGCAAAGATGGGCAAGTCGTCGCAGAACTGGTTATCGTGGAAGTGCGGGGCAGGAAGGTCCGCATCGGTATCCAAGCCGACGCGAATGTCAGCATTGATCGAATCGAAGTGTGGCAACGCAAGCAAACAGAAGGGAGCGTTCGTGACCGAGCAGCGACCGGCACAGCCGGGTGACGTATTCCAGATCAACGAGAAGCATGGACGCGACGGCTGGACGGGCGCATTCGTCATGGCCGAAGAGATCAAGTCCTGGGGCATTCAGGGCTACGTGCATGTGGTCAAAACGCATCAAGAGTATGGCCGTGCTTATATTCGGCTCAAGTGGGAGGAGATCGACTTTGTCGGGCGAGCACCTTTAGTTCCGGAGGACGTGTTGAAAGAGGCTGGCCATGCCACGCAAGAAAGCGGAGCCGCCGACGACCAACGGAGCGGCTAACGGCGAGGAGCGTCGATACACGGCACGGGACGTGCAAGGCTTACTTCACCGAATGATGCTGGCGAATTCTTTCGTCGGCAACGCGGGGCCTTTCCCATCTCCATTCCCATCTTCACTTCGCACCGACACGCTCGGTGCATTCTTAGACCCACGTCGCGACATCGACGCGGAGTGCGGCTATCCCGATATTACCGACACGATTCCGGTCGAGATGTTTCGGCGGCTGTATGATCGAGAGCCGATTGCCGCCCGCGTGGTCGACCTGTACCCGAAAGAGAGCTGGCAAACATTGCCTACAGTCTACGAGGACGAGGACGCCGATGACCCGACGGAATTTGAAACAGCATGGGACGAGCTGAATCAGACGCTCATGCCGAACCAGTCGTGGTTTCAAGACGAGCTAGGCAGTCCGATTTGGGAAACGCTGATTCGAGCGGACATCCTGTCGGGCATCGGGCACTTCGGTCTGATTCTTTTGGGGCTGGACGACGGACGCAATCTGCAAGAGCCGGTCGACGGCGTAATCACGGTCAACAAAGGCGTGCCGATGCATGACTGTTTTGTGACGCAGCGAGACTATGACCAGATCATGTCGCAGGAAAAGCTGTCGCGAAAGCAGCAAGTGTGGAACACGTCGACGAAGCAATTTGAGGAAAAAGAAGTCTCCGTTTACAAGCCCTGGTCGGAGCGAGAGAAGGCGGAAATCTTGAACTGGCGAGAAGGGGGCAAGCTGGTCGAAAACAAGCTGAGAGAGATCGTCGCGAACCAGACTCGGCCAGTTAGTGAAAAATCACCAACTGCCGCCCATCTGGACGCCTTTGTGTCGAATGGCACGCAGAACGTGCTGCACGACCCGTTTCCATTTGGGAGGAATCCCAATGAGCCGACCCCGTTTGACATGTCTAATCGCGGACCCGGCATGTCCACCAAAGACGGGCAAAACTTGGGCACGTTCGGGCCACGCGATCCACCGGCCCTTTCATCGGGCTATGGCCCCGGCCCTTACCCTGAGTCAGCGGGCACAGATCGACAATTTCAGGGCGAAGGCTGGGGCATCGGGATGCCCCCGCCATTTGCTGTAGTCGACGCGACTGCACCGGGGCGAGGGCAAGCAGACGGAGATCGTCAGCGTGGGCAATCGGCATCGCCGTCGGGCTATTCGCTGTCGGGGGTTGATCAACAGTATTTCGGCGTGCAGTTTGGCCCCTCAGAGCAGCCTGCCGACACGCCGTCGAAGAAAAAGACGAAGCTGCTTTTCCTGCGTGTCTACGACGAGTCTTTGATTCAGGTGGTGAGATATGAGTGGAACATTCGTAATCCGCGATTCGGGTTTCCCGTCATGTACCGAATCACCCTCAATGACCCGCGTGAAGTCCACAGCGGCATTGGACTACCCATTGCCACCGTTTTCGTGCACTGGTCAAGGGTCGTTCACTTGGCGGACAATCGCATGTCAAGTGAAATCTTCGGAGTGCCTCGAATGCGACCCGTTCTTAATCGCCTCCTTGATTTGAGGAAGGTTTACGGCTCCGACGCCGAAGCGTTCTGGAAAAACGTGGTGATGAAGCTGTCGCTCGAAACGCATCCACAGATGGGCGGCGACGTGGAGATCGACGAGCCGGGGCTGGCCGACATGATGGAGAACTATCAGAATTCCCTGCAAAATTACATGGTGCTCCGGGGCATGTCGGCTAAGACAGTAAGCCCTGCGGTGGTCGCGGTGAAAGATCATATCGACTGTCAGATTGAAGCGATTTGCGTGAAGCTGGGCTGTCCGGTGCGGGTCTTTCGCGGCAGCGAACGCGGCGAGCTGGCGTCATCGCAGGACGACGCGGCGTGGAATGATCGGCTGCGTTTTCGACAGAACGCTTACATCACGCCGCGAATCATCTCGCCCTTTATCGACCGGCTTATTCAGATCGGGGTGCTGCCAGAGCCAGAGGGCTACACGGTGAAGTGGCCCGACTTGGATTCAGTGACGGACAAGGACAAAGCACAGATTGCTTTGCAAGAGACGCAAGCGTTGGGTGCCTTTGTCGCTCAGGGCATTGAGCAAGTCATGCAGCCCGAAGATTACATGATCGACGTTTTAGAGTGGGACGAGGAGCGTGTCGATGAGATCATGCAAGCCGCTGAAAAGAAGCAGCAGGAAGAGCAAGACGAAGCCGAAGATTTGGCCGACGAGCACGGGTTCATTCCGCAGCCGCCCGAAGGGTTCCAGAACAAGCCGCAGCCGCCGATCATCAAGCCGCCGATGGGAGGCCCTGGATTGGGAGCAGGTGGATTGGGCGGTAAGGGTGCTGGTGGTGCTGCTATGCCGGGTGGCGGTGGTGCGGGGAATAGCAGCGGCGGCGGTGGTGGCAAGGGCGGGGGTGGAGGCGACGAAGGGCCAACGGAGCCGCCCACCAAAAATGAAAACGCCGGTGCTCTAGCATATCAAGCAGCGAGCGACATACTTCGCGGTGGTAAATGAAATGAATGACGAACGCAAGATGGAATTGCAGGCGATTCGCGACTATGTCAATGATCGTGTTGAGACAGTCCGCAACGCCATCCCTGACATTCACGCTCACAACGAAGTCCAGCCGACGCCGATAGTGTTTGACACAAAGCCGTTGGTGGAGGCATTGCAGCCGCTCGTGACCAATCAGGGGGCCTTGCAGCAAGCGATTGGCGATTTACGTTTGACGGTTGACGGGCTGATCGAGCTGGCGAGCCAGCGTGAGCCGCTGCCGACGCCGGTGGTGAATTACACTGCCCCGGAGCTGCCGGTCCAGTTCAACAATAAAGCCCCGGACATGCCGATTGTCGTCAACCTCGACCCGTTGGCGGCGATTTTGAAACCGCTGGTGGAAAATCAGTTTTCGATCTTAGCGAGCGTCGACAGTTTGCGGGTGTCCATGTCGCAGCTCGTGGAAGTGCTGAACGTGCGACCGGAGCCGCTGCCGCCCCCGGTGGTCAACTATCAGGCGCCTGACAACAAAGCGTTGACGAATGCGATAGTCGAGATGAAAGAGGCGGTTGCCAACAGTGTGCAGCGGACGAATTCGCTGTTGGCTTTGCTTGAGAACATGGCGAAGAGAAAGCCGACGAGTTTCAAGATTGTTCACGACGACGGCACAACCAGCAAGGTCGAGGAGGCGTAGCGATGTCTGCGGTTCCTTTTGCGACCGGCAACGGCAAGCTAGGCGGCTTATTACACGTTCTCCGTGGCGTCAATTTAGGAGCTACTGACATGGCGATCAAAGGCGTTCCGCTGACGCTCTGCTATCTGGCGTACAACACGTCGACCGGAGCCTTCGTGACTGGCGACGCGGCGAACCACACGCTACGGTGGGTCAAAGATGGCGTCGGAGCAGCCCCGACGAACGCTCCTGCCGAAGTGGACGCGACCAACGTGCCGGGGCTTTACAAGGTCGCTCTGATTGCGGCAGAGATGACCTGCGACGCATTCGTCTTGGGCGGCAAGTCGGCCACGGCGAACGTCATTATCATTCCCGTGCAGGGCACGACTGAGCATGGCGTTTTGCCGACCGTGCCGCAGGGCAACAACGGGGCGGTGATGACGAGCGGCACGAACGTCGGCCCGTGGGTTGTCAACTGTGCGACGGGCAACGCCGTGTCTTTTAACAGCACGGGAGCCAACGGCAATGGTTTCGTGGTGACCGGCAACGGCACGGGAGCGGGACTCCGGGGCGTCGGCGGGGCGACCGGCGACGGCATCGACATTGTTACAACGCAGGGCCACGGCATCAACATTCAGGCCAACAATAATGGCGTCGGCAGTGCTGGCTCACCGATCTATTTGCAAGGCATCGGCGCCGGGACCGGCAATGC